AAAGAGCGCCCAGGGGATCGCCCAGGCGCTCATAGTCGCGTGATAGTCGTAGAGTCGCTGGCGAAAGTCGCTTGGTATAGTCGGGAAAGTCGCCAGGGATAGTCGCCAGAGAGTCGAAAGTCGCCAGAGAGTCGAAAGTCGTTTAAGAGTCGCTGTCAAAGTCGCCAGGGATAGTCGCTTCGATGTACTTCCGTTTAAGCTCTTCGGGATCGGTCTGATTGCCAAGAGGATTGTTCGGCGTGAGTACCACTTCCTGTTGATCTTTCAAGCCGTCGTAATTCTTCTGCCAGAAGATACCCGTAACGGGATTTATCTGTCCGTCCTGCATGAGATTTTCACGGTACATAGCGCAAATTTTCTGCACTTTTTTTATAAAGTCGCCAAACTCTGCGCTCCGTGATAGACCATGAGTCCAGTTATACACATCATCTTTGTCAATATTCAGAGCAAAGTAGCAACTCTGATTACCAACCTTGATACCATACTTCTGACACAGCTCTAAGTATTCAGCCAACCTCTGTTCCATGGCCGGAATGTCCTTATTGTTCACGGTAGGCCAGCTATTCAGCTCTGCTATGAAAGCGATATACCGTGAATTATTCGGATTGGTCAGGCTGCTTTGAGCGTCTTTAATGATAGGCGAGTTTCCTCCACGCGGTTTGCCCTTCGGCTTCAAAGTCTTTCCGTCATCTGCCATTCTTCTCTGCCTCCATTTCTTCAATAATTTCGTCTATTGCTTGCCATATTTCAGGCTTTCCTGTATCACGGTTAGGGGAACGCAAATACCAGGTAACGCCTTGATAGGTAATATCAATTCCTTTTTCATGCCAAAGTCTTTCTACTACGTCTCCAACCCGATAGCCGAGAGCATGAATTTTCTTTGTCAATTCACCCAAAATAAACATTAGCTTTCCTTTCTGTGAAAAGTGAAAAAGTGAGCCATTTTCGGTTTTTGCATAAAAGGTGTCTATATATGCGCGTACTATACGTTTTTTATGGTAAAATTAAGAAATGACTCACTTTTTCACTTAAAATCTTCAAGACTTTACTTGACAAGTGTTTGCTTGACAAGTATTTTCTTTACTTTTTGCTTACACTCGACAGGTTTTCAAACATTCTCTCACCCGCTCTGACCTTTTCCATGACAAAACGAGTCTCAGGATCAGAGTAGTCATTACAACGTCCGTCAGGACTTGTCCAGTCGTGATGAAAGACACAACGAATGAGATTGTCTTTTGTTCTTTCACAGTCGGCTCTTTCACAAAAGCGACAGGCTCTCTCGTCACCCATTGTTGGACACCTCACGCTTCTTCCACGCAATACATTTGACCATCTTCGCGCCATCTGTTCTGCGGAAGTAAGGTCTGAACTCGAAACAGCCCTTGTCGTAGGTGTAAACGGCTTCACAGACACAAGGTTGCCCGTCCATGTCCTCGTATAAAAGCTTAACGGGATCGCCGAGGAAAGCACAGGGCATTTCAGCACCAAGCCAGATGATTGTCCAGCCATTTTCTTCTACTTCTCTACGAACTTGCTTGATGTTGTCAGGTGACATATCACACCGTTCCTTTCAGTTTGATGTCCTTGTAGACAGGATAGCCGTCTCTCATGACCTTGCCGCTGTGCCACTCAGGGTGAGCGTCCATGTCCGCGTTGAAGCGTTTTGCGCTGCACACAAAGTAGCCGTTGGACTTGCACCAGATTTTATAAGAGTCGTAGAGGGACTTTGCCTTGGTGTTTGTACCCTCGGCTTTTTCGCACTTCTCTTCAAGAAACTGCAAAACAAGGTCGTTGTCTTTCTCATACTGCCGGATTACTTTCTTCATTTCGGCGCTCATTTTCAGGCCGACACGCTTGTATTTGAAGTAACCGGCAACGAGCCACGCAAAAATGCCTTGCATAGCCTCCTGAGTTTGAAACTCCGTTTTAAGGTTCTTGTCCTGCTCGGCCTCGGTGAAGTGACGGTTGAACTCAATCACGCGCACACGGTCAGAGGCGAACAGGCTCTTGTCGTTGACAGACGGAAGGTCGTTGCAGGAAAGCCATAGGGTAAACTGCGGGAGGAAAGTCGCGGCAGTCTCGTATAGATTTCTGGCCTTGATTTCTTCGCCGCCCGTGAGCTGCTTGATTGTTTCCTCGTCCAGCTTGCCGTACTGATTGCTCTCAGCCATGGTCACAAACCGCTTGCCTTTGAGGGAGGCCAGCATAGGGTTTGCGGCCTCGGCGTTCTTTGAGCGGTCAGCCTTGCAGATGATAGACACCGGCGAGACGGAGGCGTAGTCACCCAGCAGATGATGAATTGCAAACAGCAGAGTAGACTTGCCGTTGCGCGTTGTCTTGCCGTGGAGGATAAACATACACTCTTCTTTGGCAACACCTATCATGGAGTAGCCCAGGGCGCGTTGAAGGTAGTCGGCCTTGTCCTTATCCTTGCACGTTACCTCGTCGATGAACTTCTCCCAGCGGTCACAGGAAACGTCCTGCATGGTATAGTTGAAGTTGGTCTGCATGGTAAGATAATCGCGCCAGTCATGCTCACGAAATTTCATTGTGTTGAGGTCGAAAGTCCCGTTGAGGCAGTTTATCAGATAAGGATTTGCGTCGAACTGCGCTGCCGGAATGGGCGACACGCTGGCAGCGTCTTTCATAAGCCGGTCACGAAAGCGTCTGTCGCCCATTTTGTTCACGAACTTGAAGTAGTCCTGCCGCCGCTCGTCGTTGGAGATTTCTCCGCAATAGAGGATCATGAGGCGGGAGAACTCCTTAATTTTCTCTGACACCAGAAGAGAGCCGATGTCCTTTCTCCAAGCGCCGTCAGAGTAGGTGTACCAGCATTTCGCTTCGGGGCAAAAGCGAGTGTCGTTCTCGTAGCACTCGCTGAAAAGCTCACCCATACCGCTTTCGTCCCATGAGTAGCCAGAGCTGTTGTCTTGGGTACTGCGCTCAGGCTGCACGGACTTGATATAGTACATCTTTGCGGACTGTTTCTCGTCCATGATATAGCGCCCGTTGGAAAGTTGAAAGAGTTCCTGATCCTCGTTTGAAGCGGCAATAATCTCACTTGGCATATCGAAAATCCTCCATCATTTGAGAAAGAGTAAGAAGTTCTCTGCGGATTTTCAAAATGTCGTTTTGAATGGGGATTTTTGAGTAGCTTTGTTTTTCTCCTGTTGCATGACAATCCCATGAGCGCGAAAGTCTTTCCTCTTCGTGCTTATTTACGTTCATAACGAGATTTGTGAATAACGCCTGCACGAAAGCTAATTGCTGTTCAACCTCAGTTTGTTTTCTGGTAGCCATTACTCTTTTGCCTCCTTCAAGCTCTCACGGAGTCGCCGGAAGTCCCGACGCATTTTCTCAACCTCATTACTGACGATGTTCTCCACCTCGTAGCGGGTGACGGGATCAGGAAGAGTGAGGTCGTGACTGCGTTTGATTTGAGCTGCCTCGTCATCACGGGCATAGCGAGTGGAATACTTGACCGATGTACCCGTTCCGTCTTTCATACGGACAGTCAGTTTATAGGGATAGGTACTGTCGCCGGTGTCGCCAAGCTCCATCGTTTGAATTTCAGCGAGGTTAATATAGACGGTGTTAAATTTATAGAGCATAGTTACCTCCTGTTCGTAAATACATGACCGCTGCCCTGGAAAAACGCATACCAGAGAGATCGGTCAATCTTGTTCATATCGGCTTTGGAAAGAGTGGTGGCGTATTTCCAATCAGGCGACACGTCCAGAACTCGCACCTGTTCACAAAGCACCATGCTTGGCTTCGAGCCGTTCATGCCGTACACAATGGCGTGAGTCGGAAGGTCAAGACGTTTGAGCTTATGCGTCATAGGACACAGAAGCGTGGTAGGTGAATGGAAATTGCCGATGTCGTTTTGGACTACCACTCACGGGCGATTGCCGCCCTGTACGTTACTGCCAATCTTGAAAGGGATATTGATGAATACTACGTCTCCGCGTCTGTAATATCCCATGTGTCACCTCCGGCGAGAGCCAAAACAGAGGTCGTTCTTGGATTTCTCCTTGTCGGCGGCTTCTTTCTGTTCGTTCCACGCGGCTTTCTGCCGCTTATATTCCTCGCAGTTGGCGTGACAGCCAGGGTGACGCTTCTCGCATTTGTAGCAGCACTCAATTTTCATCGTTGCGTCCCCCCCCTGAAATGGCTACGGCTATGTATGCCTTGCAAAGAGAAATAGACTCTGCACGGGTAAATCCGTGTGAGAGGCATTGATCTCTGAACACTTCAAGCAGTTCAGCCAAGCCACCGATAGCGGTTATAAGGTTTTTCACCTCTTCGTTATTCAAAATATTTACCTCCTGTATTTAGTCACGCTGTTCACGATAAGCTCTACCTCAGACACCGGCAGCGGAGGTTGACAGGCAACCTTATTGGCGTACAGCAGCTCTTTATAGATGTCACCCTTGCTGTAACCCTGATTGTGAAGCTGACCGGCAAGAGACGTGAGGCTGAGATTTCGTGATCCAGGTTGAATAGGTGGATATTGGGGTTTGAGGTTCACTTTTCCGTTTTCAGGTTTCTGATATATCGGTGTGTAGATACGCTGAGAGGAACAGCCGGTGCTTTTCTCTTTCACGGTTTCAGGGAAGTATTGAGCTACGATGTAGTCAATGGCCTCTTGGTTTTCGATGATCTCAGAGAAAATCAGCCTGTCGCCGGTCATGATGAAGTACCGGCTGCTCTTGTAAATCTCCACACCGTTTCGATTGTTCTTGCCTATGAATGGGAGATTGCCTTTGAGAAGTACATGAACGCCTCTGCCGCTTCTGCTTTTTTCCGTGTAGGACTGGCAGCGCCCGATAATGTCACAGGCCAGCGGAGATAGAAAACAGTCCTCAAAACCAGCGTCAATGTCGATACCGACAAGGCCGGTGTCGTGAAACACATAACCTATCCCGTCGTAAGTGCCGTTCTCTACAGCCTTGACAGCGGCCTCGAAAGTAGACCAGCTCTGCGGCTCAACCGAGGACGCGCCCTTTCGGACGAGTGAGCGCATGGGTATCTTTGAGTTGTTCCAGACGTTTACCCAGGCAACCTCTGTTTTGAGATCAGAAGGTATCAAGTCATATTTCATTCTTAGACCACCTTCTATTCTTGTTTTGCACAGACTGCGTTACCCAACGACAATTTTCAGGTGAGTAATCTTTGTTCGGATCAATTCTGTCAATCGTCAAGCTGTCATCGTATCCGTTCTCTGAAACAAGAAAAGCAATTCTTCCACTCAGCGCAAACCTTGACACCTCTGCCTCCATAGTATTGATACTCTTTACGATTGCTGTTGTAGCAACGTGCAAGCATACCCTTATGAATACTGTACAGCCGAGACTTGTACTCGTTGTGCTTTGTTACAGCGAGTAGGTTTTGTTCGGCTCGGTAACAGCCACAGGACGTACACGTTCCATTATTCAATCGTCCTGTTGTCGTAACGCAATTTTTCCCGCAGTCACAATGACAATTCCATAGGACAGAGCCGTATTTGTCTCGACCGGCTATTGAATTAACAGTTAGCCTCCCATAGCGTTTACCTGACAGATCGACGTATTTACCCATAGCGATACCTCAGTTTTTCTTCTTTGTAGCAGTACCTTTCTTTTCTGCCGCCTCGTCGAACTCTCCGGCGAAAAAGTAGTGATCGTCAACGCCGATCTCATACCCGTCAAAGAGGCTGCTTTTCTCGGCCTTACCCTTGGAAACGATGTTGGTAGCCTCGTCAACCGGCATTTTGTTTGTAACGAAAGACTGACCGGCTCTCATGATGAAACGTACCCAGCCGTTTTCTGATTTGAATTTCATGGTAATTCTCCTTTATCAATTTCTTTGTGCCATTCTTCGATGTCAACTCCGATGTCTTTGAGCTTGTGTCTGTAGAGCCAATTCAGATCGTCGGCCTCCATGAGATAGGTCTTTCTCAGGTTCTCTCGCTCTTTGAAGTACATTTCCCAAAACCTACGGAGGCGGTCTTTGCCGAAACCGAAACAGACGTGAAGCGTCCAAAGAACGGTAGCGTCCGAGTCGATTTCAAACTGGCGGTCATGCTCAACGATCTGGCGGTTTATCTCGATGTCCATAGCTTTCTTCTCGGCAGCGGTAAAACTCGCTCCGAAAACCTTACCGCCAGACTTTTTGATTTGCATGGTCACACCTCAATATCGTCGAATAAGACAGGATAACGGGACTTCAAGTCCTTTGCCAGCAGAGCGGCAACTTCACGCATTTGCGGGTGAGCTGCCGGAGAGCAACGGAGTTTGAGAAAATGCCGCCATTCACGCACATTTGCCGTCATAAACATTTCTGTTTTCAGACTGTTCGGAAGGACGGCTCTTGCCTCCTGAGCGGTACAGTCCTGGTTGAGCATATCAAAGTAGGCTCTCTCGGCCTGTCTGCAAGCGATTTCCCATGTCCCGTAAGCGGCGCTATGGGGATCGAGGTAGCAAGGCTGAATGACGGTGATTTCGCTGCCGAAGTCACCCTTGCTGTAATTGCAATAGCGGGTAGACTCCTGACAGTAGGAGGCGACGCGGTGACGGACGATTTCATGGGACACGCCTCTGTCACAGATAAACTTGACCGTCAGGGACGAGTGTTCGATAACAGCCTCATGATCACGCTTAATGATCCCGCGAATGAACGTCTCTGCGCTACCGTCCTTGATTTTGTCCTCAGACTTGTAACAGACACGTCCGGCTTTCTCGATCTTGCCGATAAGCTCCGCATACGACGGAGGATCAATGAGTTCCACGGACGGATTGATGATTTTCATATTTCATTCTCCCTTCAAGTGCCGGACACATGAGCTGCCAGCATATCGGCGGTATGAGTCCAGAGGACATTCGGATAGAGGTTCACGGCTCTGGTGTAATCTCGCCACTCTTCCTTCTCGACGAAAGCGCCCATGTGATACCTGATACACAGGATTTCTTCTTCGGTCAGCTCGTAGAACTGGCTGAGAAGCATGACGCTCTTGTCTCCGTGACCTTTCAGTAGAGTTTCGGTGTTATACTGCCAACGGGTAGGCTCTCCTACCGTATAAGGGACGCTGTTATCGACCTGGTACGAGTCAATCTTGCAAAGGTCATGAAACATACCCACGATGTAGGGGGAGCGCGGGTTTTTCCATGTCAAGTGATTGTCCCGTGTCAGGTTGACGAGGAACTGCGTCACGGCAGCGGAGTGTTCGTACAGCCCTCCTTCGTGAGCGCCGTGAAACTTGGTGGAGGCGGGAGCGTCAAAGAAGCCGCGATCCGCAAGCCAGTCAGTCATATCGGAGGTCACATAGTCCTGCATGAGCCGGACATATTCGTTGACGCGGTGGTTAAATTCGTTATTCGGCATTGCCGTTGTCTCCTTTCAGTTGAGTTGAGGGAATATCGCACATAGAGGGATAAGTCATCATTGTCCAGATCGCGCCGAGGACGTTCCACACAAAGGCTCTGTCGTGAGGTTCGTCGGTGTCACCGCGTTTGAGTTTCAGGTAATGCCTCACACCGCTGTCGATAAAGCAATGAAGCGGAATACCTTTCTCCCAATTTCTGTCGCCGTATTTTGCCGCGCCGTCCTCGTAATGCTTGGACACTTCGAGCATACGGTCAGCCCAGGTCTTTTCGATGTACTCTTTGTTTTCTCCACGCACCTTGAAGAAATGATCCAGGGCAGCGTAGAGGTGGTCGTAATCGCCGTCCTCCATGAAGTCGGCAATATCGAAGAGTACAGCGTCATTCAGATGACCGGCAATAACGCAGAGCGGTAAAAGATCACAGCGGCCTTTGCCCTCTTGAATATCGCGGACAGCGCCGGTGTCAAACTGCCTACGCGCTCCGCTGTCAGGTAATTTCATGCGGTACACCTCTTTTCATAAAACTCTTTGGCTTCTTCCTTGCTTACGTCTTTGAGGCAAGAGGTATGAGCGAAGTCCATCAGCTCTATCAACTTGTCGCCGTAACAGTTAGACAGCTTGGAGATAAGCCGGATATAATCTATTTGCTCCATTTCTATGATTACCTTCTTTTCGCGTATAAGGTTTGGAGAGAACGAGTGCCTATAAAAGCGCCCGTTCTCTCCGTCAAGGGAATTAACCGAGTAGGGCGTTCAGGTCAACCTTGGGCTTGCCAGAGGCCGCAGGAGAGGCTTTCGCTGCCGGAGGGGTAGTTGCCGCCTTGGGCGCGGGAGCGGGAGCGGTGGCCTCGTCCCAGCCGTCAGAGGGGCGTTTGTCAGCCAGCCGGATAAACGTGACCGTCTTATCGGGTTTATTCTTATTCGGCTGTGTATCATGCTCGATGTCGCACTCAATGAAATGGCCTACCAAGTCCTCGTGGTCGATCTCCTGCAAAGAGAAGTCGTTGAGAGCGGTCTTGGCGAAGTAGCTGAAAGCGTTCAGCGCACCTTCGTTGGGAGAGCCGTCGCTACTCAACAGAGAGAAGCGTTCAACGTGCTTCATGCCGCCCTGGGTCTGCATGGACACTTCCATCTTACCGAACTCTTCCTTGTACTTGACAGCGGTGATCTTAAAGGTATGAGTTCCTTCGGGAATGAGGGTGAAGCCCTCGGTCAGTCCGATTTTAGCCATGTCTGTTTCCTCCTTAAAGGTCGTAATCTGTCGGGAAAATGACTCCGACAAGCTCAGGTTCGTCGGCGGGAATAACAGGCCACGCCTTGACCATAAGAGCGATAGGTTCAGCGTCATCACCGATGTATCTGTACTGGATTTCCTTGATGTCGGCTTTCTCGATCAGAGCAAAATCGGGATTGCTGATCGGGATATTGATGTCACCGGCGAGGTTGGAAAACACACGCACACAATCCTTGATACCGCTGTCGCCGTAGGGCATGATTGCTCTGTGCAGCTCACAGGGTTCAGAGCTGATAGCGGAAATGATTTCGTCGATCTTCTGCGGCATATCCAGAATGTCCGAGGCGGTCACGCCGCGAATATTGTCAGGAACGAGCATGAACACGGAAGAAGAGGCCAGCCAGCGTTCACCGTTTTCACGTTTGTAGATGACACCGTTTGTGCCGAGGGACTTTACAAATTTCTCGAATTTCATAATGATCCTCCTATTATTCTTTAATGGCTTTCGGAGTCAGGCGGTAGCTTTCCTCCGTAGAGCTGTACTTGTCCAGAACGCCGTCCGCTTTCATAGCGTCCTTGTCGATCTTCGTTGTGGTGGAGCGGCTGACTTCCCATTCAAAGGCAGCGCCGCGAATGGAAACTTTTTTGTCGCCGTCACGGAACTGCTTGACCGCGTGAGCCTTAATCATATCGGTCAGGGTTTTGTACCGCTTCTCGTCATCTGCAATGGAGCTGGACACCTGGTCGATGTGTGCTTTCAGGGTTTCGGCCTCTGCCACCAGAGCGGCAACGTCTGTCTCAGGGGACAGATTGTTGGTACGCAGAGCTTTGAGAATGTCCGCGTCCTTCTTCTCGTCGTAGGCCGGAGAAATGCCGGACTCCACATGAGCTTTCCACCATTTCAGAGCGGGTTTGACGTACTTCTTCTCGAACTCAGGGTATCTCTCGGAAACACGGAACGGGCGCGTGATGGTGTTCTTCGCGCTGGGTACAAACTTGGACGGATCGTCGTAGTCACCGGCTTCAAGGAAAGAGGCGACCATGATAACATCGTCCACACCGAGAAGGTAAGCGTACAGGGCAGCTTGGAGGGCGTAATACTCAGGAATATCGTCAGCCCAATCCTCGCTTCGCTTGGAAGTTTTCATTTCAAGCACGGTTGCGGGTTTGCCGTCTTTTCCGATAAGTAGATAGTCCCAGCTACCGCCGAAAACAGGCTGCTCAGGGAAGAAGTCGCCCCAAGTCTTTTTGAAGTAGTCAGCTCCGTACTTCTCGGTAGGCGTGAGAAGGTTGGTCATGAAATATGCCTTACGCATATACTCTGCCTGTTTTGGTTCGATGACCTTACCAGCCACGGTGTAGATCGTGTCCTCAAAAGGAGTTTCATACGTCCGAGTGACCGCACACCAGATTTCAAACGGAGTAGACCACGCGTTGAGTCCCATGACAGCGGCAAAGCGAGTGCCGGTTAGTTTTTTGGGTTTCCTGGGCGGCACGACTTTTATACGATTGCCGTCCAGCCATTCAATAGAGTTCATTTGTGTACCTCCACACATAGCCGTATTTTGTTTTCATATTGTTTTTACAAGCCTTGGATATTTGCGAGTGAGCAATTCCTGTGTCGCGTGACGCTTCTTTAACTCCCTGATAATGAATTTCTCTACCGTCAGGACAAGTAAGAGTTACAGGGCGCTTGCATTTAGTAAGTGCCATTCTTTTGTTGCGTGTGCCGTAATTATCATTTTCCTTGAAGGTTGACCACTCCAAGTTTTCAACACGGTTGTCGCACTTGTCCTCGTTCAAATGATTAACGGCGGGTTTCTTTTCGGGGTTTGGGATAAAAGCGAGAGCTACTAAGCGGTGAACTGTCCTGTAGTGAGCCTTTCCGTCTATGAACAGGACAACTTTCTGATAGCCGTATCTGTCAATATACGGTTTAATAAGACCGGCTTTCCGAAGAGAGTAGACGTTACCAAGGTCGCTTATATCGTAGTAACCCTTGCACCCGTCTATCGCTCTCCATTGTTCAACGGGAGGCATGTTAGCCCTCCTGAGCGCCGTAAGCGTCGATCATTTCACCGATACTCAGCACCAGCTTTTCGCAAGCCTCTTTACTGATTTTGGTGAAGCTCTCGGTACGGACGGCGATTTCCTGAACGAAATTCTCCTGTTCAGGATCGAGTTCAAGGAGCTGTTTCAGACCGGCTTTCAGAGCGGTGATTTGAAGCTCGTCGGCGGGAGCGGCGGGAGCGGTCAGCTCTTTCTTAATCTCCTGGCGCTTCTCAGCGGTCACGGGCGGTTTCTGCTTGACGGGTTTTGCCGCTTCTGCGGGAGCGTCCTCGTCGTTGCCGAGAGTGCCGTCAATGGTGTCGATTTCAATAATGTCCATGACGAGCTGCCAGAGATAGCGACGCATATAGGTAATGGAGCTGCCGAGAGCTTGCATTTCGTTTGTTACAGCACCACCCGTGCGGGACGAGATAATGGGCTGAATGACGGTGAACGGAGCTGAGAACGTGATAGGCGCTGCTTCGGGGTGATCTCCGTCATACACGTCCATGTAGCCGGTGTCGGCGCTGAAATGTGTAACGCCGAGAAGATTGAACTTTGCGAAGATGTTCTCTGCCACAGGCACGATGTCTGCCAACTCGAAGTACATAAATTCGAGCTTGATGTTTTTGCCGGACTTCTTCACACCGGCGCGAAGGAAGTCGATACGGGCAAGCTGCAACTTCTGATAGACATTCATGAAGCTGTAGTCAATACCGCTCTTCTCGGCCTCTTCGGATTTCTTGGTCGTGGTTGCCATAATGGTTTCCTCCTTAATATTTATCATTTTCCATCTAAATCTTCTGTCCGCTGGCACTTTACCGCTATCTTCGTAGTGAAAGCGTGTATCGTAGTCATGAACAGAATGACCGTCAGGTTTGAACGAAACTATGCTTTCTAAATCCCATTGCATGAGAAGCGCCCATAAATCGGGATAATTCTTCCGTAAAAGTCTGAGTTGATCTATACCTTGATTGTGACAAAACCAACACCCCCCCCGTGTAGCGGTGGTATATATTGGAGAGAGCAAATCGTTTTCTTCACACCATTTTCGGCAATAGGCTTCGTCCCAACCAATTTCAACCAGCGGAAGTTTTATTCCAGGTTTTGTGTGACGTTCTATGCGTTCAGGTTCGTCAGCAGCTATACCGAGGTATTGCACAATATTTATATTAGCCCCTTGTGCGGGGCTTTCAGAAAAGGGAATTTCGCTTTTCGGAAAGCGTCGTTTTTGAGTTGGTGACACCACCCCCCCCTGTGGACTGTTTTTGGGAAACCGTACATTTTTCCATTTCGTCCTGTTTTTGAATTGGTGTACGTTTTGTGGAATAAATCGTCGTATGTCAATTTCTTGATAGAGTCAAGTACACTAACTTTTAGATCACGTTGACACCATGGGCCTTTCTGATATGGGAAACCTCGATTTAATCCTATACGATCTTCAAATCCCTCTTTTTGCTTGGTGATTGGCTTATGAAAACATTCTGCGTAATTTGTTGTCGCGCATAAGTGTTCAACCGTTATCCCCCAGCGTTCTTTAATGATCGCGTCTGCTTTAGCCTTAAACTCCACCATAGGAGGTAAATCAGCCGGAATAGTATCTGTCGCCCATACTTCGGCATGAACAATACGGTCAAGCGGCCAACCTAATTGCTCGATTGCTGCTAAACACGCAATACTGTCCTTCCCGTAGTTAAGGGATAGAATGAATTGATCCATCGGCTACCTCCAAAAGAGCGAGACATTTCTTTTTCAGGGAATTGATTTTGCGGGTATTCTTCTTTGGCGGCTTAATGCCGAGGAAGTCTTTGACGTACCTCTCTGCCAGCCGGATATACCATGTGCGGTCTACCACGTCGATTGTCAGGTGGTTATCGTTGTCCACGATACAATGAGGCGGGAGGCCAGCAATTTTTACCAGACTGCCGGTGTTGAGGCTTGTCTTGTAGAGAGTGCCGTAGCTGTGATCCTTGGCAGCGTACACGCGGTTGACCTTCTGGACTTGCACAGGCTTGTCGCTGATAAGGTGGATTGCGTCGCCGTATTTGCTGCCAGCCTTAGCGATAAGCTGAAAGAACAACAGCCGGTCACACTCGTTTATGGTTTTGTCTACGGGTATCCCATTTGCGAGACATTCCTTGACGGCCTTTGCCACGATGACAGCGTTATTATTGATATTGAACGCGCCGCCATTCTGATTGTCCCAGGGAGGATAGCCCATAGCCTCAAAATCGACCTTGCCGTTTGTGATAGCTCCACGGACGAGTACGCCGCCTTTGATCTTCGGCTCTCCGTCCAGAGGGACTTCAACGTAGTTATTCACGTCTTTCTGGCAGATCATCTTGATAAAGTCCTCTTCCAGCTCAAAGCCTGTACGGTCTTGCCATTCCTGGGTGATTGCCTGATAGGTAGGCTCGTCCGTGTTGTCGAGGCTGACCATAATGCCATCGGTGTTGAGCTGAATGACTCTCAGGGAAGGGCAATCGGCTTTCAGGTGGCTTGCCAGTTCGAGAAGCTGTAACTGCCCTGAGATACAGACTGACCGTCCCATGAGGGGATCATAGAGGTCGTTGTACTGATTGAGCATTGCACCGTAGGTGGTGTTCAAGACCAGCTTCAAGGCGTTTGCCGTGGCTTTATCTCCCGTTTTCTTGGCCTTGACGCGGCGCTCGATTGTGGCAGCATAGGTTTCAGGGGACGGGATATTACGGCTACAGTAGCCATTCAAGGTCATCTGGTGAGGATAGTAGCTTGCAACGTCCTTGTTGCGAATTGTACGGGTGTCGGTAGCCTTTTCACGGTAACAGGGGATAGCTCCGTGTATGCCGCCATAGGCAATGGTACAAGGGCAATCACCAACCATGATTTTGAGCTTTTCTTTGAACACGTCGTAGCTTGGAATAGAGCTGTCTTTGAGCCGGTCAAAGAACTCGAACACCTCAGCGGGGATATACTCTCGTTTGAGGACGGCGGGATATTGATACTCGCGCTCGTCATCGTGTTCTTTGGCCTCCGCGTCAAGGTAACGAGCGGTCAGCTTGGCGTTGGTCATATACAGCGCCTTGGTTTCCGGCAGTCCCTTTTCCGCGCCCAGGTTGCGCTTGTTTTCGAGGTAGCCTTTTCTCAGAAACAACAGCTCTTCCGCCGCGTCAACATCGTGATCGTTGTAGAACTCAACCTCCTGCCGCTCTTCTTCTGTAAGAGGGCGGTCAATGTTAAAATCTACGGTACTCTCTCGAATGTCCATGCCAAGGTGAGCTTCAATCGCTTTCAGGCTCAATCCCATCTGGCAGTCATCGAAAAGGTCAAATTGCTCGAAGTACACGCCGTTGCATTGCCTGATAAATGGGTGTTCCCAGCCGTTGTTTCCCTCAACGATGATAAAATCGTTGATCTCTTTCAACTGTTCAGGCGTTGCGTCACAAAGGATAGCTTTCAGAATAAATTGGTCGTAATGCTTGTTGTTGACACCGCAGAGGACGGGATCGCCGTCCATGAACTGCTTAACTGCTTCATTGTCGTTCCAGATACGAATACGCTCCTGAGTTTCCTTGTTCTTGAAAGACACAAGCCAGTCGTACTTGAAAACTTCAATATCGAAAATATAGAGGTCTGTCATTCGTCACCTCCGAGTAACTTGTCGTTCTAACGGTGTTAATAGAGCTTTTTCAGGTGTCCAACCTTTCTTAATTCGACTGTGAACGGTATGCCAATTCATACCAAGCTCTTTACACCAATAAGATAGACATTGAGTTTTTCCGTTGATTTCTACCATAATTGAGTCACGCCGTTTCCCCTGTTGTTCAGAAAGCGTGATCCATTGACAATTAGAAGGACAATAGCCTCTGGTGCTGTCAATCCTATCAATCGTCAATCCGCGTTGATAACCATTAGATACCGCCCATGCGTAAAATGTCTCGAACCGCTGCCATTCTTCACATACCACAATTCCTCTTTCACCGTAGTATTTGAAGTCTTGGTGGCTTGGAGAAGATGTGCAACCTTTCATTCGACACCAAACACGATAAAGCGGGGTTTTGCTCATGCCGTGTGTCTTTTTCATTCCAAAAACTTACACCCGCACTTTCTATAGGTCGTACAACGCTTTTTGTAGGACTTGATTAAATATTTGATATTATCAACGTAATCAAATGCAACCGGCTCTTCCTTGCCGTCAAAGATACGGGCGATACGTCCGATTGACTGTGTGACCACCGCGTAATCTTTTTGGGGAGTGGTGAGATAGAGCCTGTCCAAGCGAGGAATGTCCAGACCTTCTTTTGCGAGAGAGTAGGTGGCAAACAGATACCGTTTTTTGCCTGTCCGCATATCCTCTAAGGCTTGTTCTCGCTCGGCCTTACCCTTCTTAGAAGTCATCTTGCCGTCCACCATAACGGCCTGTTTTCTCAGCTCAGGAGGCAATTTCATCATCAGGGCTTTCAAGTGGATCAATCTGTCCGAAAGGATTAAATTGAAGTGATCCGCATTTCCTACGAGGTCAGCCGCGATAAACTCATTGCGCTCGTGGCTTGTGGTCAGGTAGCTTATGAGCTTGGCGTAGATGATTGTTCCGTCTGTGTCCAGAAACTCTCGGCTCTGACCTATGCCTGTCGGCCTGGGATTGATGGTGACGGTCATGATTTTCTCGGCTACGGCCTCGTCAGGGACTTGATAGACGATTTCGCCCAGGAGGGCGTATGTAGCGGCGATCATGCCGTCTGCGCGGTGTACGGTAGCTGACAGGCCGTATTTGTGTCTGGCAGCGAGAGAGCTGAGGACTTTTGAAAACTGAGTCACAGCGGTAGGTGTACCGGCGACTCGGTGGCACTCGTCCACGATTACGCAATCCCAAACGTCACGGTACTGAGTGAGGTCGAGATTGCACATGGTTTGAACTGTCGCAAAGGTAATGGCTTTGCCGATATGCACCTGACCTTCGGTGATTGTGCCGGTGAGCGAGGGCGGCATATAAAGCTCTGCGCGGTTCTTACTCTGAGTCAACAGGTCTTTCGTGTGAGTCAGCCAGAGTGTTTTTCTGCCAATCGTACAGGCCAGCGCCACACCGATTTGTGTTTTGCCGCTACCTGCCGGACTCTGCAAAATGCCATAGTAGGCAGCTTGAAGGGCAGCTCTGGCTTCTTCCTGATAATCGTAGAGAGGGACGTTTCCCTTGAAGTCCACGACGGTAGGCTCAGGTAGTTCAGAAATAACCTCAGCGTCGCTCTGTAGGCTCAGGATTGCGCTCAGACAGCCGTAGGGAATAACCAAGGTATCAGCGTCCCATTGCATGAGAAAGAGCTTCTGCGGGGTGTTGCCTACCCAAAAGTGCATACGGACTTTTTTTGCGTATTCAGGATTTGCAATAATGAGCCGCTGCTTGCACCAGGCAAGGACTTCTTCGGTAGGCTCGTCAATGCGAAGTTGGTTTCCGACAGTTATTCGCACAGCTTCACCCACTCTCCGAGAGGAACACCGAGTATTCTGATCTCTCTTGCGCTGAGTACGGTTTTCATCAGGCCGTTGGCCTCGATGTTGGAGAACGAAATAAAGTAGACTGCGCTGTTACTGAGTTCCAGAGCAAACCAACCTTCACCGTTTCCCGTGTCTCGCCACAGCGTCATTGAGGATTGCTGATTATCCTCTACCCGTTCCAGCTTGAATATGTCGTGTTCACATACCTTGCAGTCAATCGGGTAGGTCTTGCCGTTTCTGGCGGCGATAACGTCAAAGGGCTGTCCCTGGGCTTTCTGCGCGAGATTGTGCGCCCAAAAACCGTAGCCGGAGAGACTGATACACAACCGCTGCTCAAAGGAAGTGCCAGTTTTGCGGTTGTCATTCGTCATCGAAGTCACACTCCAATTCTTCGACCTTGGTTTCGAGGCCGTGAATGATGTCTTTCAACTCACCCACATGAGTGCGGTTGTTCTCAATGATCTCGTCACGGTCAGAGAGAAGCGTTCTGAAATATTTAGCGGCCTCCATACCCATGTACTCGTCAATGAGTTCTTCAAAGTGCCTCACAGAGAACAGGGTAGCGTTCTTGCCGTCTTTGAGTGATAATACAAAGGGCATATTTACCTCCTTGTGCCGCCCCTGGCGGGGCGGGATTACGCCGATTGTTGATTAAATGCAGAAGCCGAAAGCCACGCCATACGAGTTGCTGGCGTTGTAATTGTTAGCGTCGCCGCTGCTGTCGACACAACAAAAGAAAGTCGTGCCGCTGGAATAAGGAGAACGCTCCCACCGCCACCGTCTGTCACCCTCGTGATCCTCCATGCCGTAATCGACATTCTCCTGACGGTAGTAGTCATACCAATGACCTTCACCGCCGACAGAGTAGATTTTGCGTCCGAAAATTTCCTGCTCGGACAAAAGCCAAAGGTCACAAACATCTTCACTCAGTTTGTCAGAGCCGCCGCCAACGGACGTAATCTTTACACAGGGCTTGATGACTTCTGCGAGATCGTCAGGAATGAGCGCCGCAACTTCGTTGTTGAGCCAACTTCGCATATCGGATTTGTCCCAACCGCCCTTGTTGCTGCCGTTGCGGTTCATCATGTAATCGTCGTAGAAGCACTTGGTCGTTTCAAACGAGATAGGAATGAGATTGCCTTTCTCGTCTTTGTCGTGATTGAAACCGATGATCCGCACTTCCATTTCACGCCCGTCAGTCAGCTTGAAGCTCTTGGTACTGCCGAGAGTGAACATACGAGGTGCAAGACCTCTCACTCCGGCCTCTGCAATGTCAGCCCAAGAGAAAGCGTCCAGAGAGCCGAACTGACCGTAGGCGCTGTCCGTCTGAACTTTCTTGCCGCACATATACGGGCAAACGGGCATTTCGGCCTGAGCCATCATAAGGGACGTGTTTTTCTTCTTGAGATCGGCAATGAGCTTGTCCTTCCGCTCAAACTCTTCGGAGAGCTTGGTAATGAGTTCGTTCATAAAAATCTCCTTTTCAAATTAAAGGTTAAAGTGTATAATGATAGTGAGCTATTTTGCTTACCGCCTTTGGGAAGTGCCTTTCCCTGGGCGGTTTTCTTTTGTCAGGAAATGCGTAGATACTGCAAATACCGCGAGAGCTGCCGTGATCCTCGCCGTTCCGATACCGAAAGGAACGAGGTCGTTTTCCAATGCTCCGACAAAGCCAAGCATGAGAAAGAACGACACCACCGCGAGGACTTCAAGAAAAGTCTGCTTCTTCATAGACAAACACCTCAATTTCTTGGACACCGAACTGTAGCGCCTCTTCGTGACTCTCCATATAAATGTCAATGGTCTTGCCTTTGACTAAGCCGCCTGAGTCCTCAACCGTGTATTCGTGTCCGTTTACTACAATGACCGTGCCGCAAGGGAGAATAGACCAATCTGCGGCTGCCGTGACTCCCGCTACGGGGATTGTTCCTGACGCTGTTTTCTGCACATAGTCCGTGCCAACTCTGGACGGGTGTTCCTGACTCCATGTCCCGCAGCATTTCACACAGCCACAGTAGGCGGTAGCATGAAATTTTCCGAGGCTTACCAACGTGGGTGTAGGCTCAGGTGTAGGGGTAGGTGTCGGCGTTGGCTTTGGAGTAGGTGTGCTGGGCTGCTCCGTGGGCGCTGTGAGCGTCTGAGAGGTTTCGAGGGTAGTTACACCACCGTCATCAGACGGGGCTTCTGCGCGATTGTGAAGCGATACAGCGCCTACCGCCACCGCAGAGCCAAGGAGTAACAGGATTACGAGGAATACCACGGTATCGGCATGACGCTTTCCGTTGTAACGTCTACGCTTTACACGCTTTCCTCTGGTGCTGACGATCATGCCTGTACCTTCTTCCATTTGTACTTCTCGCCGGTTGTCCGTTCATACCAGGCTTCAAAGTCCTGTCGGTGCTGCTTGTCCGCATAAAAAGCACGGACTCGCTTATGTAGCAGTTTGCACATTGCCCGTTGCTGACCTTGAAGCTCTGGCGTGATTAAGGACAATGCTTTTCGGTGTCGGCGTAGGCTTCGTACTTGTCGAGAATATCAACAGACTCAGCCACGATTTCATCAACCTTCGCACCATTGCGAGTACCGGCGAGAACGGCGCTCATGGTGGAACGGTCTGTGTTGATCCCTCTCTTGCCAAGCATACCGATCAGCCAGGTAGAGGTCAGGTTGTTCACCCTCAGCCGAAAGCGGATATTTTCACGCTCGTTCACGTTCTGCCCTCCTTTCTTTCAATGATTACGAACAATTTTAATTGACAACAAAGAGTGCCAATGCTATACTGGATTTGCCACAATACAATAAGCATTGGAGACTTCGGCGGTTAAACTATACCGCATGAGGTCTGGTCGTTTATTGTCAATTTTTCTTGTTCACAAGGAGAGTATATCTTACCGAAGTAAGATTGTCAATAGGAAAATCACACTTTTGTAAGATTATTTTCTCGAAGGAGGTTCTTATGTTTTGGGAGAGATTTTTGAGCGAGTGCGATTTGCGCGGTATCAAGCCCAATCCCGCCGCAAAAGAAATGGGAATATCCTCAGCTACACTTACTAAATGGAGCAAAGGTGTAATGCCAACCGCAAAATACACCCCCGACCGTAATAGGCCGAGGGTGTATTTCTTTGCGCTTATTTGCAGAAGAGCTTGAAAAACCTGTGCAGGAAAACGACCATCTGCTCACGGGTGCAAGACTGCTTGTACTTCTTTTTGCCGTTCTCGTCGCCCTGAATGAGTCCCTGTTCCTCAGCCCAGGTACGGGCTTCTACGCTCCATTCACCAGGCTCTTTCTCGCCAAGACCGGCAAGATAGGTGTTCATCATAGCGTTAAACTGTTCCTGTGTCACTTCTTCTCCCTCCAATCGAGAATTTACTTCGGCTGCAATTTGACCGTGGCGGCTATACAGCCACTCGCCAGGGCAAGCCTTGTTTGCAAACCAACGGTGAACGGTCATATTCTGCTGATCCACCTGACCAATCAGGGACTTGTCCGCTTTCCAAAGCAGCTTCTTAATCCCGTTACGCTGGCAGATGTCCACCAGAAGGTCAATGAGCGCAGAATAGGCTTTCTCATTAACCTCTGTCCCTGTAACATTGCTTGCTACCTCAATGGTAATTGCTCGATTGTCGTTTGCGCGAGAAGAAGTACACCATGAGCGGTTTGCTTCATCAACAACGAGAGCAATACTTCCATCACCGCCGACAGCGTAATTGCAGGACGCGCCGTTTTCAACATCATAGGTTGTAAAACGTGAAAGGTCTGCGATTTGCTGGGCGGTATTATTTTTGTTTCCTGCGGTACAATGGATCGAGATAGTGTCTATTGCATGATTTCTCGGTTTGCCGCAGTTCGGTGACAGCCTTGTATAGCTGACAAGAGGGCTGTTGCTCATAATTATTCCTCCTTCGAGGTATCTTCGGCAGTAATTGTTTCCACAGCCTCCTGACCGCTCTCAATGGCTACCTTGACTCCGGCAGCGTCGATCTTTCCCTCGGTGACAATGTACGTCACGACGGAAACGATAGCGGTCACAGCACCGGCAACGGTACCGATCTCGCCCGTGTCCGCGCCGAGAGCCATAGCGATACCCGTAGCAATACCGGCAAGAGCCAGCCAGAGCTTACGGCTGCTGATTTTTCTCAGAAAATTGCTCATAATACCCTCCTTAATCGCAATCCTGGTTTGGATTGATCGCGGTGTCATAAACGATGCCGCCCTTTGTGTTTTCGGCCTTTGATTTGTTGTAGTACATTGCCTGAGACACCCCGTATGCCGTCCACGCGCCGGTCAGGGTAACGGATAGCCAAGGGAGGCTACCCGTGTACCCCTTAATGACGCAGAGGAAAGCGAGGGCAATGAACGCAAACGTCAAAAGCCATATAAGTACCGACTCTTGAATGAGAAGCACCTTTGAAAAGGCTTTCTTTTTGACGTGCATGACCTCACTCCCTTTCAGGTCTGCTGCCCTCCAACGAGTCTATACGCTTATGCGCTTGCTTCGCAGAGGCTTCTACGGAACAGAGGCGAGACACAATTTCAATGTGCTGCTCGTCCTGTTTCTCCTGCTTCTTTTTGATGTCATCAATGCCGGACTTGATATACCCGATTTCCGTCAGCATTGTGCCGCTGTGCTTGCCGTCAGCTTCATCGTCTTTCTTTTTGTTTCGCATGAACGCGAGATAGGCGAGAATGAAGTTCAGGATAACACTTGTGTAAGTAAGGGCTTGCTGTAAGGTTTCGTTCATAAACGCCCTCCCTTACATCACTTCATTGACGATCTCCGCAACAACAGTTTTCAGATTGAACAGTTTGGGAACTTGATCGACCGTGAAAACACCGCAAAGAACGAGACTCACCCAAGTCTTTACCAGACCGCTGTTTTTCGTGAATGTCATGCCGTTTCACCTCCGTCCAATACAGAAATTACGATTTCCCTGAGATTGCTGAGGTTCGGGATTTGCTCTTTTGTGTAAACGCCCTGTCTCACAAGGCTTACCCAGGTCTTGACAAGTCCGCTGTTTTCATTAAACATCTTTGTTCCTCCTTATTCCGTAATGCCACCGGCAAGCATGATAGACAGCTCGGCAAGGGCAATCTGTGTTTCAAGCTGCGCGGCTTTCTGCTCCTGCTGATAGGCAACTTCGCTGATCTCATTGACTACAACAGTTTCAGCGCCCGTGATTTCCTCTCTCCCGTCAACGTGGTACACCGTACCGTCTACCACAATGCCGGTGGCAAGCTCCTTATCGCAGAGAGCGAAACAACCGTTAGGCTGCAAACGCACCCACGACAGGCCGCTCACCGTACCAAGGACTTCTTCGTTTTTAGTAATCCTATACATGAGTTGACCAACCTTTCTTGTTCGGATAGAAGCCGAACACCTCTTCAAAATAGTGATCTGTTGTCTGACGGACTTTGAAGCTGTTTCCACGCTTCATGTGTCCCTGATAGCTTTCATAGGCGCTTCTGACATCGGCAATCGTAAACGTGCCAGCGTCACACCATTTCTTGAACGCCCTCAGCTTTCGCCTCATGATCGTGGTGGAGTCTCTGTTCATCTTCAAGACGATTTCGCCGGACTCCGTTGTGATGAATTTCGTTTTGAGAATACGAAACTCACTCATAGGAACGACTCTCGTTTTCTTCTCATTAAAGGTAAGACCTATTTCATCACAGACCATTTTCATGAGCGGCATACAGGCTCTCAGATACGCGATATTCTCATGGATCGCCCAGCCATCGTCCATATACCGCCCATAGGCTCGAAAGCGTAGGTTTTCCTTACAGTAATGGTCAAGTCTGTTTGGCAGCATGAGAGCGTTTGTCTGCGAAACTTGACTACCAAGGCCAAGTCCGACAGCGCCGAAGTCCTTGATGAAACTGTCAGCCACTTCCCGTGTGCGGGGATCGTGTATGCGTTTCAGGGACTCAGAGAACAACGGCGCGTGAGGCGCGGTGTCAAAGAAACTGTGAAAATCATAGAGAAGGACACCGCCTTTCAAACCGTACTTTCGATAGTGCTTTTGCAGTTGACATACCAAACGGCGTAGAGCAAAATCCATGCCACGGTATTTCAGGCTTGCCGCATTGTCATAGATAAACGAGGCTGAGAAAATGGGAACAATGCAATAATCACATAGACATTTCTGAACAGCCCTCTCGGAGATATGGACTGAGCGGATATGCCGCTTCTTTCCTCGCTCGATCAAATCAAATTGGTGAAAGCCCTTGTGCTTGAACGTCCCATCTATCAAACCTCGGTGTATCTTTGCGACGTTGGGAATGATGTTCCCGACAAACCGCTGTGTTGAGTTCTTCCAGTAGACGTTCTTACAACATTTCTTGCCAGATAGATATAGATGTCGAAACGAAAAGACCTCTTCAAAATCTCCGCAGTTCTGACTTCTCAGAGCCAGAGCCGTTTGCCTCTTGGCTTTTCGGCGCTGATACCTGGCCTCTCTTCGCTCTTCACTTGTCATAAAAGGTTTCCTCCGTACAGTCTTATTGTAGGGTGCGTGTTCTAACTGCGTAGTAGTACCAGCCATGAAATGAGCTATCGCACTTTCGCTCACCATGCAAGCAGCGTCCGGCTGACCACATCGAAGGAATGTTTTAGCCTTGCGGCAGGGTATAAGTCCTCCTTCCGTAAAAGGTACTGATTTCACCCAAAGAGGCTACTTTACTGACCGCTGGGGTTTACGGAGTCCGAAAGCCACGCCATTCGAGTTGCTGGCGTTGTTATTGTTAGCGTTGCCGTTGCTGTTGACATTACAAAAGTTAGTCGTGTTGCTGGAATTAGGAGAACGCTCCCACCAGTTGTTCGCAGAGCAACAAATCAGGACTTAACCCATGAAATTTTTAATCGGTAAGGTCTTTATATCTCTCCTTGTCTGACTTCTTGATTTTGGCGATAAGCTGTGCTTCGTCAGCGATATACTCTCCGAAAACCTTCATAGCGTTATCAATCCAGGGACAGCTTTCGGGGTTTTGAAGAATACTGTCATAGAGCAAGGTCAACTTCGGACTCAGGTTTTGCAAAGCGATATTCGCATTTGTCAGATGATCCTTACGCATTTGAGCCTCATGCTTGTTGGTAGGCCAGATGTTGTTCGCGGCTCTTACCTCTTCGTGAACGATAGACGCAAGCTCCATGATCCTTGCGGTAAGAAACCGCTCGTACCTCTTAGGGGCTTTTGTGCATACCGAAAAGGCGTGAAGTTCAAGCCGTCTGGCTGTTTCGATAAACTGCATTGCGCTCTCGCCGCGCATGGATTTCAGAACTGACAAATGAAAGACCTCCTACGCGCCCCATTGCGGGGCGCGATTTTTCTTGATAAGGGATTAAACACAGAAGCCGAAAGCCACGCCATCCGAGCTGCTGGCGCTGTAAACGTCAGCGGCGCCGCCGCTGTTGACCTGACAAAAGTCAGCCGTGCTGCTGGAATAAGGAGAACGCTCCCACCAGTAGTCCGCAGAGCCATTTACTTTCTTGATTTTCGTATTTCCGGCCTGATAATAAGCGTACTGGCTACCTTCTCCGGCAAAGGAGTAAGTAGTAGTACCGAAAATCTCAATCTCAGAAAGAAGAAAGAGCTTATCAACCGTGGCGTTTATGGTAGAACTTCGATTACCGGCAGAAGTCAATTTGTTTACGTTTTTCAAAACAGACTGCAACTCTTCTGGCAACTGACCAAGAACAGAAGCCAACGTAGAAGCTCTCATAGCAGAACTCGTCCACCCTCCGGCGTTGGTGTTAGAGGTATTCATTTGAGCGGTAGTGTTCAAGCAGTCTTTCAACTGCCAAGTGATACCGGCCTTACCCCCAGCCTGTTTGTTATCATGATTGAAACCTATGATTTGTGCATTGTAGGTCACGCCACCAATAGAGATTGTCTTGACATCACCGACACTCCAAATAGAGGCAGCGTTGCCAGCCTCCGCAACGGCAGAGATCAACGCCCACGACGCTTGTTCAAGATTAGTTGTCAGCGTTGTGTTGAATACTGCAATAGCGTCAATCACAAAAGGAATAGAGAGCGTCGTTCCGCTAATCGTAGCAGAGATTGTCCACGTTCCAAACTCTGCCGGATAAAGAACAGCAAGACCGTTAGTGTTTGCTGTTGCGGAAAGTACGGTGCTGCCGAGAGTTGCGGTAACAACTACTCCCGCGTTTGTGGTGACATTGAGTACCGGCTGAGTTTTCTGACTGAGCGCATACAAAGCGTCATTCACGTTAGGATCAGCACCGCTCAGTTCCAGCGCTGCTTTCGTGGTATCGTCCAGGAGCGTAGATTTGTTCTGCGGCGTACCTACCACGCTTACACCCACATTGTCGCCGGTGGTAGCTGTGTTCAACGATACGTCCAGATACGCTTCTCCGGCGAGAAGCTGGGTTCTCCACGCCTCAAACGTGGAGGGCATATCGACAGGAGCTTTGATGACTCTGGACTTGCCGTTGCCCAAAATAACTGTGTCTTTCATATTTCCTCCTTATTCTCCGCAATACATCACACCGGCGTATGCGAAAGAGGCAACGGCGCGGTCGATCCGCGAATAGCGTTCCGTTTCAACCTCAGTCAGCGTCGTGTCGATGACGTATAGCAGTTTTTCAATATCGTTAGCCGTGCCAAAGGTCATTCCATTTAAGGAGGACGGGACGATTGGCGCGTCTGCCGGAAGTGATAGCAAACCACGCAACGTGGTAAGATTGCCGAGGTAAGTAGCGATCTGCGACTGCGTGGGAGTATTACCCATAGCCCAATCAGTCTTGGCAGACACGACCACAGAAGCAGGATCATAAGGAACGTCAAAATAGTCATCTTCCGCAACACCTTTCCCCTCTCGGTAGGTTTCCAGCTCCGTAGGTATCGTTGTCATGCGGTTGGCGATATAAGCGACAGCCGTTCCGACTCTGTTCATATCGCCGTAGTTATACGCGCCTTTCATTCCGGCCAGATACTCAGCTTTTTCGGCGGTTGTGAGACTGCTCAGGCCACCCGCAAGGATTTTGTTTTTCAGCGTAAATACGCGGTCAACATCGGCCTGTGTGCGGTCATAAACCAAAGTGTCGATTACTGTACTCATATCAGACCTTTCACCTTCATCTTTCCGCTCAGAGAGCCGTCAAACGTAATGGAGTCCACAAGAATGAGAGCGTCCATTTCATCGGTGTAGTTTGTCTGCAAGCCGATGATGTCCCCGACCTCCATTTCAGGATTTCCGCGATAACTGGCCTCGTAGGTGTTCCGCATTTGCAGATATGCCGCCACATGGTCAGCCAGCGCAGAGCGCATTGTCTCATTCGTAATGAGAGGGTTTTCCTCCTTGTCATCTTCACCGGCCTGATTTACAGGAAGAGAAACGACTACCGAGGACTCCTGTAGTGTAGTGCCGGTGATAACCACCGTTTTAGTGCCGGAGGATAGCACCAAATCGGCAGCTCTGGCATAGATACTGGAAGAAACCAGCGTCCCACCAGTCACAGATATTTGCACATTCTGTGCTAACCCCGAAAACTCCACATGAAGCGAAGTCTCGGTAGTCGTTCCCTCGAAGAGAGTAGAGCTGCTGCCGTCAGCAACATAGCTGTATCTCGCCACATTTACGGATTTGAGCTGATCTATTTTCGTAATCTGTTGACTGTCTTTGGCTATGGACGAGAAGTCCAGAGTGAAGTCAGTCTCACGATAATAGATTTTGCTGATCCGCAATCTGCGGTACGGGAGTCCGGCTGTAGCCGTGACCTCAATCTTCGTGCAGTCAAGCGCCAGGGTACTGTTCACAAAGATTTCGGCAGCGGTCACGGCAACCGTCTTGGTGTCCAGAAGTGTTGTGCCGTTGTAATACTTCACCGTCACAGCGGTAGGGTACTCACCAAGGGGAGTATCAAAACGAATTGCCAGCACCGGCAGATCGTGAGAAACATCGAAGGTCTTTGTGAATACAGGGTTTGTACTGAAAGCACCTGTATTGGAACTGAGTTTGTTGCTCACAAAGCCTCTGCCGGAAGGAGAGGTATCAGCTATAATGACCTGATCCCCGCCGTCCAGCGTCCAGCGATTAAGTTCCAACGTGGCGTAGGTGTTGCCAACAGAATTTCCCTTGTCAACGGTAGTCCACTCAGAATAGGACTCATGCCCGTTGTCAGCCCATGTGCCGCTGTAGATACCTACCACGGTCACGCCAAAGGGTTTGATATGGATTACGTTGTCATCGTCCGTGAAGAGCCTACAGCGGCAAGCGTGAGCGATAAGCTGCAAGCAGTTCATGTGTGTGTCGATAGGCAGCGCCGCCGTCGTAAACATAGAAAGCAAACTCTCGTCAATCTCCCAGGGGTTTTCTCCCTGTTCGGTCAAAGTCAAACCAGCGTCCAAAAGCACGGCCTCTGCCATGTCATAGAAATTCTTGCTGCCGAGAGCGCCCTTGTAATACGTCCCGCTCAGACTGCCGACAAGCCCTGTTCCTTTGAAAGTGGCTTTGCCATTCTTAACCGTGGGCTTGGAATTGAGAACGTACTTATCGCCCTTTATCCATTCAATCGTACCGCTTGGTAGCATATATCCGAACTGGATAGTGATAGGCGATTTCTCGTCTACATAAGCATAAACACCGACAGGATTATCAGGATCGTAGTTATGCTCGTAGTCCAGAATAGTGAACTCAAAACTCTCATTCGGAAGTCTGCGAGAGAGAGGATCAACGTCGTGAGACTGTTTCGTAGAGACAAGATCATCGTTTGTGAAAACCTTGGTCACGCCGTACATGACCTGTTCGATCCTGGCTCTGCGATAAGGCAGACTGTTTCCGAAAGTGATTGCCACCTTGTCCACGGTGTCGGCGCTCGTGTTGACGATAAGCTCCGTGTCCGTGACGGAAAGCGTCTTGGTGTCCACGGCTACATTGTTGAGATAGAACACAACGGTCACACTCAAAGGCCATTCCTTTTCACGGGAGTCAAAGGTCAGCGTCAGGCCAGGAAACGTGTGATCGTTTGTGAAAGCCCTTGTGATGACAGGGGCAGTAGAGAATACTCCGTCAGCGTCGCTCATAAAGCTGGACACATAGCCGTCATTCCCAGGGGAAGAGGGCAATATGTCTGTGTTACCGTCCAGCGCCCATCTGTTGAGTTCCAGAGCCGCGTAGGTGTTGCCGTAGGTATACTCGTAATCCACGGTAGTGAACTCCGAGTAGCCTTGCGCTCCGTTGCTCACCCAAGAGCCGTCAGAGGGCGCGGAGGTGTCCACATTGCCGAAAGTGACCTTGACGTAAGACCTGTTACGCATAAGGGCTTTCATACCGGCTTTGTAAGCGTTGCTTACAACTTTCATGTGAACACCTCCTTTTTAGAACGGCTCTCCGCAATCAATCAGATTGACCTTGCAGTTAATATAATCGAGCGGCAAGCCTGTATTTTTGTCCAAGCGGTAAGGGGTTGCGCTTCTGTCGCCTGGGTACATTTTGCGAGTAGTCCAAGTGTTGTTGACCATATCGGGATAGGTCACAGTCACAAAGAAACTACTAAACTCTTGCAGTATTGCCGACCAATCGGCAGCGGAGAGATAAGGCCATTCGAGGCTGCTCAATTTTTGCTGCTCACGCCCGATGACTTGCCCTACCACCACACCTTCGGCATTTCTGCCGGAGTCCACCAGCGTTGCGGATTGCAGATTAAGGCCACGCTTGGGGGTTGGGTACGAGTGACCATTGATGTTGATAAAACTGTTCATACCCCGCCTCCTTAATAAGCGTTTGCGAAAGCACCATTGCTCACGCGGACACCACGCTTGGTAGAGTAACGGTCATAAGACCGGCCTACTTCTTCGTCCCCGATATTTACGGTCATATCCTTATTTTCCACAGCGTCAAGCAGAGCATAGATAGCGGCGACCACGTTATCGTTTGCGGACGAGACACCGGCAGAGATACCTTCAACGATCTGGTCATTGTTGGCGACAGCCGTTCTTTGACCAATACCGCCGACCATTTCAGCACCGGCTTCACGGGCAATAAAGAGCTGCCCTTCGTCCACGAAACCACCGTCTGCAAAGGTAGGGACTTTTGGAATGTTGACAAGGCGAACATCA